GCGGCCGGGCCCCGCTGGATGTAGGTCAGGCGGGGCTCATCGACGAACCCCCGGAACAGGTCGTAGGTGACGTTGGCCCAGATAGCCCGGAGGCGAATGGCCCGCCCCGCCTTGACCTGGGTGGCGCCGGCCGCCACATAGGGCCCGGCCAGGTTCGTGGGGTCGAAACGGCGGTCGGTGTTGTCGAGGGTGATCTGCATGGTCCCGGCCTCGGCCCGGCCGTAGATGCCGTCGAAGCGGGATACGCCCCGCTTGACGTTCCCGCCCTGGAACCAGGTCATCACATCGGCGTAGACCTCGGTCCCGAGCGTGCCGGTGTTGAGCTTTCCGAGGGTGGCGTCGTCCAGGACCAGGTAGCCCAGCCCGCCGGCCACCGACGAGAACGCCACCTCGGGGAGGATGGTCAGCCCGGGAATCATCCGGCCACCGGGTCAGACGGCGGGGCGGGTTCGCGGGGCGGGCCCGGCGTGAGGGCGGCGGTCGCTTCGATAGCGTCCACCAACGCTTCGAGGATGAGGCGGGCGTCGAGGTGGCGGTCTCGGATGGCGATGCGGGCCCACTCCAGGTGGGCGGCCAGCTCGGACCGGTCAGCCAGCCGGCGCCGGGTCATCGGTCAGACCCTGGCGTAACGGGCACCGTTACGGGATTCGTATTCGTCCAGGGCCCGGATGACCAGCGGCCCGGCGCCGGCCGGGTCGAGCGATGACAGGTAGATGTTCGTGGTTCCCCCGGTCATGGCCCCGTTGGGGATGACGGTCCCCGAGGTGCGGGGCACGAACAGCTCGGGGCCCAGCTCACCGATGATGTAGGGGGACCCGCCCGCGGCGAACCCGCCCCCGGCCAGCTTGGGGATATCGGGCATCCCCAACGTGAACCCGTCGAAGCCGACCGGGCCGATCTTGAACCCCGGAATCTTGAACTCCAGCCCGTTCCAGAATCCGATGATCGTGTTGATGACGGCCTTGAACGCGCCGCTGATCCCGTCCCACATGGTCGACGCGGCCGAAGCGATCCGCCCCGGGATGCCAGTCACGAACCCAACCACGTCACTGATCCGGTCCCCGATCCAATTCTTGACCGCGGTGAACCCCTCTTTGATCGTGTCCCAGTGGCGGGTGATCGTGTAGACGGCGATGCCGATGGGCCCGGTGAGGATGGCGAGCAGCAGCGGCCAGTTGTCTTTGACCCAGTTGTAGACACCCATGATGGCGTTCTTCACCACCCGGAACGCGCCGTCCACAATGTCCCGGAACGTCTCGGAGTTCTTGTACGCCACGACGAAGATGGCGACTAGGGCGACGACGGCGGCCACGACCAGGAAGATGGGGTTCAGGCTCATGACCAGGTTGAGGGCGGCCTGCGCGATGGACTGGGCTTTCGTGACCACCGACAGGTTCTTGATCTTGTCGATGGCCCCGCTCATGGTCGGGGCCAGCTGGGCGAACCCGCCCGACAGGTCCCCGAGAGCGAGGCCGGTGGCGGCAATGGGCCCGAGGGCTTCGATCCCCAGCAGGTCCCCCATACCGGATGCCACGTCCGACACGCCCATGAACTTCGACTCGGAGTTGTCAGCCGCGGAGCCCGCTTTGTCGAGGGCGTCCCCCATGCGGTTGGCTTTCTTGGCCGCGTCCTCAATTTTCTCCGCGCCGACCTCGGCGGCGGCCGAGGCGTTCTTCATCCCCGACTCGAATTTCTTGGAGTCGGCCACCATCTCGAAGGTGAACTGGCGACTAGCCACTGAGGCCCGCCGTTACCCGGTCGATGACCTCAAAGAGTTTGTCCTCGACGGCCTGCCGCTTTTTGGTCAGCGTCGGATAGATGTAACGGCCATCCTGGATGAACGGCCGCTTGACGCTCTTGTTCTTCCCGACCCGGCCACCGAAGTCGAGCCATCCCCAGTAGGGCGCCTTCTTCCCGCCGGCCTTGATCTGAACCGCCTTCTCGGTCGACCCCGCCTTGAGGGAGGAGCGGGCCTTACCGGAGCGGGTCGGGACCATCGGCCGCGCCGTGTCAAGAACCACCTCGGCCACCTCATTGAGCCCCTTCCTCAGTTCCGGACCGAGAGTTTTTTCGACCTCACGCAGGGCGCCCCGCAGTTCCCGCAGGCCCCGAACCTGGATGGTGCTATCGGCCACGCATTTCCTTTAGGGCTATCTCCTGGTGTTGGGCTTCGAGGCCGAGGAACGCCGACCACTCGACCAGCTCGCGGTGGCTCATCCGGTCGCGCAGGTCGGCGACGGTCATGCCCAGCTCGCGGGCCACGACGAACTCAAGGTGTTTCTCCCTGTCCATCGCGAAAGGATTTGGCCGCCTCTTTCAGGGCCTCCTCCCCCAACCCCGACAGCTCAAAGATGGCGGTGAGGACGGCGGCCAGCTCGTCGTGGGGGGCGGCCTCCCGCCAGGCGCGCACGTCGGGCGGGGTCAGCACCGGGTCGATGACGGCCCGGCACAGGACGTACTCCTCCCCGGCCGCCACGTCGGTTTTGTACTCCGGTATCTTCGCCACCTCCGACCCCGACAGACTCCGGATACGGACCTCGCCGACGCCGGGGATCGACACGACCCGCTCGGCGAGGCGGGACTTGAGCAGGGCATCCCGGTCGATCATGGGAACACGCCCTTGGTCACGGTGTCGGTGGTCTGGAGGGTGGCCTTCCAGCGCACCATGTCACCGACCGGCGCGGAGTGGGTGTACTTCTCGACCACCACCGACCCGGAGTATTTGACCTTCGTGGCGGTGTTGCCTTCGGGTCCGTACTCGAACAGGGCCACGGTGCCGACGAGGGGGGCGATGACCGTTTCCACGCCGGTCACGGCGGTGGAGTCGTAGAGGCCACCGATGGAGAACGACCCCTCTTTGAGGCCACCGACCCGGGTCTTGTAGGTCTTTCCGTAGGTGGTCGTTTCGTGTACGTCGGAGCCGTGGTCGAAGTCGATGGAGTCCATGAACGCCGACAGGTCGGAGGTCGCCAGTTTGAAGTACGCCAGCCGGCCGTGAGTGAAGGGCATCGCCTAGTCCTTTGCTCGGGATTCGCGGATGAACCCGTCGGCCAACAGGTCGGCCTCTTTCTGCGGGGTCAGGTCGGCCACCCAGTCACCCTCGGCGACGAGCCGGTCGGTGCCGTCGTCGGCGACATAGTGGAGGGAGCGGGTCGCCTTATATCGCTTGGTCATGCGTAGACCTCCACGTCAAAGGTGGCGGCCAGGTACTCGACACCGCCGACGGTCATGGTCGAGAACGTGGCCCGGGCCACCCGCAGGGAGTCGACCGCTCCCGCCAACGTCGGGTCGGCCTCCAACACGGTTTTCACACTGGAGGCCCCGGCCCGGGCCACGAACGCCCCCACCCGGTCCCGGGCCGCCCGCTCCGAGACTTTGCCGGTGAGGACGTGAACGGGGAACGTGGCCCGATCCGCCCCCGCGTTGTAGGTCTGGTCGTACTCCAACGCCTCGGGGTAGGCGATGACGCCACTCGGGCCGCTCACCGCGTCGGGCGGGTAGTCGAAAACCCGCAAACCGGCGATGGTGGCGAGGCGTACCCCGAGGGCGTCCATCGTGGCGTTCAGGTCGAGGGGCACTACAGCACCCACCAGTTCCGACGGTAGGGCCGCAGGAGCGATTCCACGTCGGGGTCCAGCTTGGCCAACAGGCGCACCTCGGAGCCGAACTCCACCGAGCCGGCCACGCCGAACGGGGCGTCTTTGCGTTTCCACAGGCGGGCGGCCTGGAGGAGGGCGGCCTGTTTCACCGGGGCGGGCGGCGTCCCGCCCGGCCACCCAAAGCGGGCCGTCACGCTCACGCCGGGCCGCCACTGGATACGGGGGAACCACCGGGTGCCCAACGCCACCAGCCGCGTCCACGGCTCCCCCCACGCCGCGGCGTTGATCGGCTCCAGCCGGAAGTCTGTCCCGACGGTCCACGTCGTCTCGTAGGTGCCGTCGGCGTTGTCGTCGGTGGCGACCACCAGACCCGTCACCGTCGATATCGGGTCGACCGACAGGAGGCCGGTGTCGGTGACGGTGTAGAAGCGGGTGGTCGGCGCCGCGTCGGCGGCGAAGGTCCGGTCGCAGAACTGGTCGACCTGGGCGGCGGCGGCGTCGAGCGCGAGCTGAAGGGTCGTGTCGTCGGCGGTGTCACCCGCCGGGATCGACACGAACCCTTTCAGCTCAGCCAACGTGGCGTAGGCCACTTACTGTCCGTTCTCCCCCGGCTCGGCGTCGTGGCCGGTGAGGGTCATCGGGTCGGACGGGTCGACCACGTTGGACACGTCGTTCGGTCCGGCCGGGTCGTCCTTGGGATTGGGGCGTTCCGCGACCCGGGCGTCGGCCTCCTCCTCGGGGGTCGACGTGAGGTGGTTCGCTTCGACCTGGCGGGGGTCGATGGCTTCGATAGCCGGGGACGTGGCGTCCTCGGCGGGCTGGTCGTCGGCGTTCTTGCGGGCCATTGGTTCCTCCTGTTACGGGGCCGCGGTCCGGACCACGACGGCGTTGGGGTTTTGCACCGCACCATCGGCGCGGGCCCAGCTCATGAACCCCGTCTGACCGTTGGCGGCGTACAGCTCATTGAGGGTGACGAGCGTTACGTCCTTGACCCGTCGGATGACATAGGCCTCGGCGATGTTCCCGAAGGCTAGGAACTTGGCGCCGGCCGCCATCGACGGCATGGCCTGGTCGATGGTGACGGGGTAGCCCAGCAGGGTCGACCCGCCCGGGTCGCCGCTGATGCCCTGCGTGGAGTCGTTCAGGATCGGCCGGCCGGTCGTGTCGAGCTGACCCTGAATCTTTGCCATCGACGCCGAATTCATGACCCACCGGGCCCCGGACCAGTAGGCCGGGTCGAGCATGTTGACCGTCGCCAACAGCTCGGCGTACGTCGGGCCGACGGCGTTGGAGGCGATGGCGCCCCCGGTGGTGATCGGCGTGACCAGACCCTGCGGTTGGCCGGTGCCGGTGCCGGTGGCCCAGTGGACGGCCTGGAGGCGGGCGATCCGTTCCCCCAGCTTGCGGGCCACGAAGCTCGACACGTCAAACGCCGCGTCCTGGAGTAGCTCCCAGCTCACCTTGAGGGGCAGGTTGCCCGCCCCGCCCGCGAAATACTTGTACGCCGTCAACGCCCGGGTGCCGAACACCAGGTCTGCGCCGGCCGCGAAGGTGCCACCCTCGGCCACGATCTCACCCACGTTGGCGGTGTCATCCACGGTCGGATAGTTGATCGTGTTCCCCTCCGAGGTGGTGATCGTTTCGGCCACCTCGCCGATCCCGCCGAATTGCTTCATCCGCTCAATCAGCTTGTTGCGGAACCCCGTCGGGACCAGGTAGCCACCGGCCGTGTTCGTCCCGGTGGACTGGGCCCGGAACTCGGTCAGCTCGGGAGGGGCGTCACCCGTCCGCAGATACTGCTCGAACGCCCGCTCTTGCGGGTCGACCTCGGTACGGGTCGCGGTATGCACATGCAGGTCCGACCGGACCGGGGCGGTGTAGGCCTTCTGGCGGGAGCGAATCTCGGCTGACTGGCGGGCCATCTCCAACCGCCCCTCCAGCTCCTTGTACCGCTCCAGCTCCTCGTCGGTCAGGTCCCTCTCTGTCCCGTCCTCGGCCTTGGCTCCGTCGATGATTGCCTGCAGGGCGGCGAGAATTTCGTCCACTGTCACTGACTACCTCCGGGTCGCATAGCGAGCCCGGTGGCGGGCCCGAATGATCTGACTGGCTAGGCGGGTGGGCGGCGGGTCGAAGGTCACATGGCGCAGGGCCACGTCGGTCCCGTCGTAGGCGGGGCTCGACACGACCGACACGTCAAGGAGGCGGGCTATCGACGTATGCGTCCGGAGCTGTTTCCCGTCGGGGGCGTGGCCGAGGGTGTCCTTGCCGGGGATGAAACCGAACGACGCGCCGGCCAGGTCCCCCCGGCGCACCAGCTCCCGCAGGTCGGCGGCGTAGGCGGTGACCGGCAGGTCCACCTCGAACACCAGACCGTCGGCGTCGGTCGACAGGCGCAGGGTCCGCGACCGGGTACGGCCCAGCAGGAGGCTCGGGTCGTGGTCGCGCAGGGCAACCACGTCCTCATCGCGGGCCAACACCTCATCAAACGCGGTGGGCGCCAGGGCCTCCCAGCCGCCCCGAATCTCGGCGAGCTGGCCGAACACCGCGGCGTGGCCGGTCAACTTGTTGCCTGCCACCTCGGCGGCCCGCAGTTCGACGCCGAGGCGGTTCACGCCGGCACCGGGTCGGAGCCTTCGAGGGCGGCGGCGGCGGCGTCGGCCTCCACGTCGAACTGTTCCTCTTTCTGGAGGGTGACGGGGAGGAGGCCGAGGTGGGTGACGGCAGGCAGGCCGCAGGCGGCCAGGGCTGACACCGGGTCGAACCCCGCCCGGATCAGGGCGGTGGCGGCGTTCACCTTGTCGACCAGCGACCCGCCTGTGTCGACGGCGGCCGGGGGCGCCGGGGGCATGTTCCGAACCCGGCGCGCCTCATCCAGGGACAGGAGCCCGCCGTCAACCTGCTGGAGGAGGAGCGGTATCTCGACCTCGGGCGCCGGCTGGAGGAGGCCGGAATAGTCGAACTCTGCGGTGGTCGGGCGGGACAACAGGCGCGACAGTCGCTGTTCGAGGCGGGTGGTCCAGCTCATGAGGGTGTAGCGGGCCAGCCCACGGTTCTGTTCCGCCACGCCGGTACCCCATGAGGTCTGTTTTTCGGTCTGTCCCAGCAGGTGAGGCGGGACGCCGTAGATGCGGGCCACCTCCTCAATCTGATGGACCCGGGATTCAATGAACTGGGCGTCCACCGGGGGGATGGTCCAGGGCGTGAACTTGAGCCGGGCGTTGATGAAGGCGATATCCCCGGCGTGGTCGGAGCCGGCCAGCTTCGCCTTGAGGGCGGCCACCGCCTCCTCGGCGTCGGACTGGGCCAGGTCATCGTCCCCGGACACCAGCCCGCCCAGCAGGAGCCCGGAGCCGAACAGGCGGGCCGCGGCCCGGTCCCCGGCAATAGCCGTACCCAACGCTTGGCGGTGGGCCTCAATCGGGGACAGGCCCCGCAGGCCGTCGGTCGACAGGGCCGGGATGTGTTCCAGCTCGGCCTGGGTCAGGTCCCGCTGGGACCCGTCGGCCAGCGACACCGTGAACCACTTCCGGAACGCCCCGTCCGGGCCGCCGTAGTTGGACAGCTCCTCGGCGGTCTGGATCGGCTTCACCGTCACGGCCGACGGCGGGACCGGGGAGAGGCCGACCACCGCCCCGGCGCCGTTGTAGACCCGCAACAGGTAGGCGTTGCCATGCAACAGCAGGTGAACCATGACCGTTTCGACCCACTCGAACTGGGTCAGGTCCGACCCCGGCCCGGCCGGGTTGTCCAGCCAAGTCTCTACACGCTCCCGCGCCCCGTCCCCCGAGGTCCGGAGGGAACGAAGCGGGAGCCCGGCAATCGTCCCCGAGATAATCGACACGGCCCGATAGACAGCCGTGAGGCCGACGGCGGCCGATTCGTTAACGGTGACGCCGGCCAGGGTCGAGCCCTGGAGGCCGAGGAACTCGGCAAGGGCGGGGTCGCCAATGGAGTAACTCGCACGCTCCTCGACGCCGGGGGGAGCGTCGTCGGCGAGAAGCACTCTGCGCCAGAAACCCGCCACTACCTGTGATAGTAGATACTTTTGCAAGCACTAGCGATAACCGCAGTTAACACCTAGTGCGCGGCGCGCCCTGTCCCGTCGGAGTGTGTGAACGGACCGAGGGTGTAGGTACAGACCTTCCCGTTCATCTTGCGGTGAGGTGTCAGCCTCCACGCCCAGCCGTTGAGGTAGCTCACCAGGGCGTCCGGTCGGTGGAGGTCTGGACTGTCGCACCCGGCGCAGCGGACCCATACGCCCTCGCCGGGGACGACATACTCGGCGTTGTGGGCGGGGTTCATACGACGAACACCGGGCGGCGGGGCCGGGCGACGGTGGTGGCGGCCGCGTGGTGGGCGATGACCGCGGCGACCGCTAGGTCGATCTTGGCCGGTGAGTCCTTGTCGGCCTTGGTTATGTAGTCACCGACCGGGGACGTTTTGACCACCGCGTTGGAAACGTGGCGGGCCAGCCGGGGGTTCCCGTCATGGGTCAGGGTACGTTCCATGACCGCGGAGTAGAACGACGTGCAGGCCGGCGCCATCCGGGCTCGGGAGAACGTGGGGAATTCGACCACCCGGTCGGGCCAGCGGGCCGCCCAGTCAGCTATCTCGGCCGCCCAATACGGCGGGTCGCACAACAGCTCGACCACCGACCACCGCTCGAACGCCTCGGCCACCGCCTCCTTCACCCGGTCGCGGGGGACCCGCCACCCGGGCCGGCCAGGGTTCTCCCAACAGCCGACCACGAACACATGGGCGTCGTCGGTCACGCCGACCAGGGCGGTGGAGTCCCCGGAGTACGACCCGTCGAACCCCAGCCAAACCCGCGACCCCGGAGGTACGTCCCGCCCCGCCGCGGCGCACCCGGCCCACGCGCCATACGGGAGCCATGCCTGATCGGTGGCGGTCCACTGGCCGAGGCGGAACCTTCGGAACTCATGTTCCGGGAGGCGGGACCGGTCGAAGGTCAGGCCGTCGGCGAACCCCGGCCGGTCCATGCAAGGGTTCGCGGCCCGCCACGCCGCAGGGTCGTCCAGGTCGGCGGCCGGGTCAGCCTCGAAAATCCGGCCGTAGAGGGTCGGGTCGCCGGCCTTGACTGACTGGTAGAGGTCGTGGGCGAGGCTGGTCAGGTCGTAGCCCGGGGTCGTGATCCCCAACAGCAGGGCGTCGGGGCGGGCGGCGCCGGCCATCTGCATACCGGCCCATGTGTCCGGGGACTTCTGGAGGTGTACCTCGTCGAACAGGACCAGGTGGGGGTTGATGCCCTGCGAGGCCCGGAAGTTGTTCGGGCGCGTCTCAATGAACGAACCAGTCTCGGGCACCTCAAGGTGCGATTTGTAGATATGGACCGAATCGCGCAGGTACTCCGACGCGCCGACGATATCCCGTAGCTCCCGGACCAGGGTGCTGTTCAGGTTCCGCTCGGAATCGGACACGGCGTAGACGTGGCGGCGTTGGCGCCGGCAGGCCTCGGCCAGGGCCACCAGCGCGGCGAGGCGGGTCTTACCGTTCTTGCGGGCTACCTGGATGTACGCCACCCGCGGGCGGCCCGGCGCGGTCAGGCGTTCCACCTCGGCGCGCTGCCACGGGTACATCGGTTCGCCCGTCACCAGCTCCAGCCACTCCACGTCGGTGGGCGCGTCCGGGAGCGGACGCACATGCTGGGATTTGGCCCCGGCCTTAAGCGCCACTGTCCGCTATGTCCGATAACTGAGAGCGAAAAAACGAG